GACAAATACGACGATTTTGAAGATGTCGTGTACAACCCCAAGCTGCGAATCACCGACGTAATGGCTGAAACAATTCAGTATTCTGATCTTGGGCCTGATTTAGCTTATTGGCTAGGTTCAAACCCCAAGGAGGCTGAACGCATTGCTCGTTTGTCACCTATTTTGCAGGCAAGGGAAATCGGAAAGATTGAAGTCAGATTGTCTGACAATCCTCCGGTGAAGAAAACAACTTCTGCGCCAACACCTATTAGTCCGGTGACTGCGCGGTCTTCGGGAAGCCCGAGCCATGACACGACTGACCCAAGGTCAATCAAAACCATGTCTACCTCGGATTGGATCGAAGCCGAACGCAATCGCCAGATTCGTAAGTACGAAGCGCAACGCAACCGTTAATCTTTTGAAAGGACTTTTAAATGTCTAATAGTATTCTGACGATCGACATGATCACCCGTAAGGCTCTCGAAATTCTTGAGAACAACCTTGTAATTACCCGTAACGTGAACCGCCAGTATGACGACAGTTTTGCTGTTGAAGGCGCTAAAATCGGTTCTACACTGCGTATTCGCTTACCCGATCGCGCTTTGGTAACTGATGGTGCTGCCTTGCAAGTGCAAGACGACAACGAACAGTTCACAACTTTGTCTGTTGCTAATCAAAAGCACATTGGTGTTAACTTCACCTCTGCTGAATTGACAATGCAGTTGGACGACTTTGCAGAGCGTGTGCTTAAGCCTCGTATCAGCCAGTTGGCATCTTCTATTGATGCTGACGTTGCCAATGCGTACAAAACCATTGGTAACACTGTTGGTACACCTGGCACAACCCCCGCCACTTCTTTGGTCTTGTTGCAAGCCCAACAGAAGCTGAACGAAAACGCTGCTGTGATGTCTCCACGTTACGCTACCGTAAACCCTGCTGCTAACGCTGGCTTGGTTGAAGGCATGAAAGGTCTGTTTAACCCAACAGACACTATCAGCAAGCAATTCAAGAACGGCATGATGGGCATGGGCGTGTTGGGCTTTGAAGAAGTCAACATGTCTCAGTCTATCAAGCAGCACACAACTGGTTCACGCAGCGCTTCTGCTTCTACATTGGTTAAGACCCCCGGCGTTACTTCCGAAGGTTCATCAACCATTCTGTTGGAGCAAGGTTCTGTAACAACAACAATCAATGCTGGTGACGTGTTCACTATCAGCGGTTGCAATGCTGTTAACCCACAGACTCGCGAGTCTACTGGTTCATTGTTCCAATTCGTGGCTTTGACTACGGCTACTGCCTCGTCTGGTACTTGGACTGTGACTGTTGCTCCTATGTACTCTGCTACACACGCTTTGGCTACTATGAGCGCATTGCCTGCAACTGGTGGTGTCGTGACCTTCGTGGGCGCTGCATCCACTCAGTACGCACAGAACTTGGTTTATCACAAAGATGCGATCACATTTGCGACCGCTGACTTGTTGTTGCCCCAAGGCGTTGACATGGCTGCCCGTGCCGTTCATAACGGTATCAGCTTGCGTGTGGTTCGCCAGTACGACATCAACAACGATCGTTTGCCTTGCCGTATTGACGTTTTGTACGGTTTCAGCACAATTCGTCCACAAATGGCCTGCCGTATCTGGGGCTAATCTGAATGCCCCCTTGGGGGCTTCATTTCGTAACATCTTTTAAAGGAAAATATCATGGCTCTCCCTAATGGTGCTGGTGGCTACCAGCTTGGCGACGGTAATATCGGCGAAGCACAACTGTTTGTTCAAGGCGCTCCTACAGCCGTAGCTGCTGCTGCGACAATGACAACTGCTGAATTAGCAAATGGTTTGTTTGTATTTGACGGCGCTGCTGGCAACTTGACATTGCCAACAGTGGCTTTGGTTGAAGCAGACATTTCTAGTGCTTCTAAAGTAAACGCAGCGTTTGACTTTTTTATCATCAATATTGACTCATCTGGTTCTGACTCAGTCACTTTGGCTGTTGGCACTGGTTGGACAATTGTTGGTGTTGCTGCTGTAGCGGTTAATACTTCGGCCCATTTCCGCGCTCGTAAAACAGGCGACGGCACTTGGACTGCTTACCGCATTTAAATTAAATGGGGGCTTCGGCCCCTGTTTTAAAAGGAAACATCATGCCAAATACAAAAGCTGTAGGAGTTGCGTATAGCGACCCTGAATTTGAAAGCGTAACCGTAACTGGCGCGTCAGCGTTGCAAACGGTAACTGCTACGACCATAACCGCTACAACCGTAACCGGCAATTCAACCGGCACGTCAACTGGCGCTATTCGTCTTCCTGTTGCTGCTGTTGCGGCGGCTGGCAGTAATCAAGGCAATGCTGCTGCACTAGCTGAAGGTATCAATGTCGTTTCGGCGGCAGATGGCACTAAAGGCGTAATTTTGCCTACAGCGGTAGCTGGTATGGTAATTATTGTTAAAAACACCGCTGCTGGCGCGTTGAATATTTATCCCGCCACTGGCGGGGCAATCAATGCGGTTGCGGCTAACGGTGCGTATAGCATTACAAACCTTACCAGTTCATTGTTGGTAGCGTCTTCTACTACTCAGTGGTATTCTGTTCCATTAGTGGCATCCTAACCAAAAGGGGGCTAATCACCCCCTTTTCTTAATATGAACATTTATCTTAGCCACCCAGTTCATGGCTGTAAAGTTGCCACAATGGAACTTGAAGCCGAAGCAGATGAAAAAAATGGCTGGACACGCTACAATGTAGACACGCCTTCGGACTCCGAAGATGCGGCCCCCGTAAACGTATTGGGGACAAAACGCAAATCTACCCGTCGAACTCAAGTTGTCGAGGGTGCAACCGAAGGAGTCTGAGAATGGCAACGTACACCGCTGGCGAACAAATCAACCGAGCATTGCGCTTGCTAGGTGTACTGGCTGAAGGTGAAACACCCTCGGCAGACATGTCAAATGACGCGCTAACTGCGCTCGATCAGATGATTGATTCATGGAACACCGAGCGACTGTCGGTGTTTGCCACACAAGATCAAATATTTACTTGGCCTGCGGGTCAAATTACCCGCACTCTTGGCCCATCTGGTAACTTTGTGGGTCTGCGCCCCGTGTTGCTAGATGATGCAACGTATTACCGTGACCCTGGCACAAACGTGTCGTTCGGTATTAAGTTTATCAATCAGCAACAGTATGACGGCATTGCGGTTAAAACCGTGACATCTACATACCCGCAAGTTATTTTTGTCAATAACACATACCCCAATATCACCATGACGGTGTACCCCCAGCCCACACGGGACTTGGAGTGGCACTTTATTTCGGTTGAAAAATTAAACCAGCCTGCTACGTTGGCAACACAAATGTTGTTTCCACCAGGCTATTTGCGGGCGTTTACCTACAACTTGGCGATGGAAATTGCGCCTGAGTTTGGCGTTGAGCCAAGCCCACAAGTTCAACGAATTGCCATGACTAGCAAACGCAATCTCAAGCGCATCAATAACCCAGACGATGTGATGTCGTTGCCTTATGCGATTGTGGCAACACGCCAGCGTTTCAACATTTACGCCGGTAACTACTGATGAAAACACCGATTCTGGGCGGCACTTATGTTGCGCGATCGGTAAATGCTGCCGATGCCCGCATGGTCAATCTTTTCCCCGAGGCCGTACCCGATGGCGGTAAAGAGCCAGGATTTTTAAACCGCGCGCCGGGGCTGCGTCTTTTGGCAAACATGGGCGATGGCCCTATACGTGGGCTATGGCAGTTTGGCGGCTATGGTTACGCTGTATCTGGCGAAGTGCTGTATAGAGTTGACAGTCTTTGGCATGTGTTTCCAATTGGCACTGTTTCAGGATCGTCTGGCCCTGTCAGTATGTCCGACAATGGCACGCAGCTATTCATTGCTTGTAATGGCCCCAGTTTCATATACAACAGTCTGACGTTAGAGTTCAAGCAAATCACTGACCCCGACTTCCCCGGTGCGGTCACGGTAGGCTACATCAACGGCTACTTTGTGTTCAATGAACCAAACAGCCAGCGAATATGGATTACAACTCTGTTTGATGGTGCATCCATAGACCCGTTGGATTTTGCAAGCGCTGAAGGCTCGCCTGATGGTTTGGTATCGCTTATTGTTGACCACCGCGAGGCATGGTTGTTTGGGACTAACTCGGTTGAAGTTTGGTATGACTCTGGCGCTGCTGACTTTCCATTAACACCCGTTCAAGGCGCGTTTAATGAGGTGGGATGTATTGCTGCATTTTCGGTTGCTAAACTTGACAACGGTATTTTTTGGTTAGGTGCTGATGCGCGTGGCCGTGGTATTGTTTACCGCGCCAATGGCTACACGGCCCAGCGCGTGTCTACCCATGCTGTTGAATGGCAAATTCAGCAATACGGCAATTTGTCAGACGCAATTGCATACACATACCAGCAAGACGGCCATTCGTTTTATGTGCTTATTTTCCCATCAGCCAATACCACATGGGTATTTGATGTATCAACAAATTTGTGGCATGAACGAGCAGCGTTTATCAACGGGTCATTTACCCGCCATCGGTCAAACTGCCAAATGTCGTTTAACAACGAAATTGTTGTGGGCGACCATGAACTTGGCAACATTTATGCTTTTGATTTAGAAGTGTTTTCGGATGACGGTGCAGTGCAAAAGTGGCTTCGGTCATGGAGGGCGCTGCCAGTCGGCACAAATGATTTAAAGCGTACCGCCCAGCATTCGCTTCAACTTGACGCTGAAACTGGCGCTATTGAAAATAGCGTGACAACAACACCCATTATTGTTGATCTATCAAATCCAAATGACACATTGTTAACGGAAGCTGGCGATGTTTTAGTATGGGAGCTTCCCGGAACTGATTCATTGCTGACTGAAAGCAACGAAATTATTGTGCAAGAGAACGGCGATTTTATGTATATCGACGGCGGGCCTACCGTCATCGGTGGCGCTATTCTTATCGAAGTTGCGTCAATTGAAGCCTTTGCTATTGATCCACAGGTCATGTTGCGATGGTCAGATGATGGCGGGCACACTTGGAGCAATAGTCATTGGCGGTCAATGGGTAAAACTGGCGCGTATGGCACCCGTGTTATCTGGCGTCGATTAGGTATGACGCTGAAGCTGCGTGATCGCGTTTATGAAGTGTCGGGTACTGACCCGATCAAGATTGCCATCATGGGTGCTGAACTTAACGTAAGCGCAACCAATGCCTAATCCTCAAAACATAACCAAAATCCCTTCGGCGCGGGTTGCGTTAATTGAACCTAATACGGGGTTAATTTCGCGCGAGTGGTTTAGGTTTTTGAACAACATTTATGTCGTGTCAGGCGGTTCAACTTTGGGTGTTGCTCAAATTGAAAACGGTGGTACAGGTGCGGATAACGCAACGCAAGCCCGTATAAATTTAGGCGTGGGCACTGGCAACGGTAGCGTTTCACAAGTAACAGGGGCAGGCAACGTAAACGGAATTACTTTAACTGGCGATGTAACAACTATTGGCGCGCTTACGTTAGGTGGCACGTTGTCAGATGTTGAGTTAGCAGCTCAAGTTACGGGTATTTTACCCATTGAAAATGGCGGTACGGGTTTAAACACGCGCCCTACAATTGCCACCAAAATAGCCGATTTTGGGCTTGCCCCTTCTGAAGCATGGGTTATCAACAACAAGTCGGGATCGACTTGTACAGTCACTTTACCCATAGCGTCTTCATGGACGGGCCGTGCGGTAACATTTAAAAACTTGCAGGCCCAGACGTTGGTGTCAGCGTCTAGCAATGTTGCGCCTATCGGCAGCGCCACGCCGGGCACAGCAATTCTTGCCGCAAGCGTAGGCGCATGGGCTACGCTAGTATCTGACGGCACAAACTGGGTAATCATGGCATCATGATCACATACGCACCATCCTCAGTAACATACGGCAAAGGCTTTGCTGTTGCTGATCCTGAGCGCGTCAAAGTTGAATTTCGAGAGAAAATCTTGATTATTGAAAAAGGTTTGCAAGATTTGATCGACAGCGGTGTGGCTCAGTCAACCCTTGAAGATTGCACCCTAACCCATTACTTTACGCCAAAAGACGAAAAGTATGGATGCTGCACTTATGCCCGCGAAATGATGATCCCAAAAGGAACATTGATTATTGGCAAGATTCATCGCCACCAGCATTTGAATTTTATTGCCAAGGGTAAAGTGACCGTTTTTACAGAATTTGGTCAAAAACACCTACAAGGCCCGTGTACTTTTGTGTCTGAAATAGGTTTAAAACGTGCAGTTTACGCTGAAGAAGATACACTATGGACAACTGTCCATTTAACCGAGTTCCAATCTGAAGCAGAACTGGATAAAATCGAGCAAGAAGTCATTTCACCGTCGTATGATGAAATGGGTTTAATTGCATCTATTGACGCTTTGCCGAAACTGACGGCGCAAGGAGATAAATTATGACATGGGGTCTTGTAGCCGTAGCCGGCGCCATTACAGTTGGCGCAGTGACATCATCAAAAGCCGCTAAAAGTGCGGCAGACACTCAAGTTGCTGGCGCTGAAAAAGCAGGCGACGTATCGTTAACGATTGCAGAAAAACAAATTGCTGCGCAAAAAGACGCATTAGCGTTACAACTTGCTGCCGACAAAGACAGTGTTGACAAGCAAATTGCGGCGCAACAAAATACATTAACACAAACGCTTGCCGCCCAAAAAACAGCCGCAGATGCTGGTAACGCTGCTGCGGCTGCAGCACTTGACAAACAACTTGCGGCGCAAAAAGCGGCGTTAGATCAGACTTTAGGTTTGCAACGCGAATTGTTTAACAAGCAAGTTGAAAACCTTAGTTCGTTTAAAGAAGCGGGTGAAACTGGCCAAGCTAGGATGATGGATCTTCTTGGCTTAAGTGGTAACACAAAAGCCCCAGGTTATGGTTCAGCAGCCGCTGCATTTAAAGTGGAAGGGTTTGATCCCAACACGTTGTTTGAGCAATTTAACGCCAAACAAATGGAAGAAGACCCAGGTTATGCGTTTCGTTTAGCCGAAGGTCAAAAAGCCATTGAACGCTCAACGGCAGCCAAAGGCGGTTTGCAATCTGGTTCTGCACTTAAAGCCGCTGCTCGATATGGTCAGGAAATGGGTTCTCAGGAATACCAAAATGCTTTTAACCGTTTTCAAGCCAACAAAGCATTTCAAGCCCAAGAGTACGGCAACGCTTTTAATCGCTTTACTACTGAGCGTCAAAACCAACTTGCGCCTTTGCAAGCCTTGACAGCTAGTGGTCAGGCTTCAGCGGCAGGCCAAGCCGCTGCTGCTGGTAATTTTGCATCTGGCGCGTCACAAGCCATTCAAAATGCTGGTGCTGGCGCAAGCACTGCTTACGGTAATTACGGCGCAACCGCTAGTGATATTGCCGCACGAACTGGCGCAGGCGCATCTGCTGCGTATGGTAATTACGGCGCTGGTACGTCAAACACGTATGCTGGCTCTAACGCTGCGCGTCAAAGCGCGTATGGTGGGTATGGAAGTAATTTGACTAACATCTATGGCACTCAAGGCGCTAACCAAATCAATGCAATTACTGGTGCAGCCAACGCTAGAGCCGCAGGGCAAATTGGTTCGGCAAACGCAATTTCCAATGCTTTGGGCCAAGCCACTAGCGTGTATGGTATGTATAACCAAAATCAATTGTTAAATAGATACCTTAATCCAACTGGTTCTGATATTTCAATTAAAGAAAACATTCGACAAATTGGCGTATTAAGCAATGGCCTTGGTGTGTACGAATATGAGTACAAGCCTGCGTACAAAAACACATGGGGGCATGGCCAACAAATTGGTGTTATGGCGCAAGAAGTTGAGAAGATTATTCCAGAGGCCGTTAGTGTCCATTCTGACGGCTACAAGATGGTTGATTACTCAAAAATCCATTGATTTAAGGAATAGACATGCCACTTGATCCCAACATTATTCTTGGTGCAAAACCAGCACAAATTGATTTTGCACAGTTTTCGCCAATCAATACGTTGATGACTGCGATGAAGTTTAAGCAACTTGACCAAGAAGGTCAATTAAATGCACTTACGCTAAAAGAACGTAAAGACTTGCAAACTTTTATGGCTGAAAATCCCGATTTAACTAAGCCAGAAACTCGTTATAAGTTGGCAACCCAGTTTGGTGAAAGCGGCCGTAAACTTTCTACTGGTGTAACTGAAATTGGTAAGGCTCAAACCGAAGAAGCCAAACGCCGCGATGAGTTAACAGTGTCTAAAACGGCTCAATACCGTGACGCACTTCGTGATGTGACCGACCAACGTGGTGCGCTTAAATGGCTTCAAACCCAACAACAAGACCCAGACATGGCAGGCTCTCCTGTTACCAAGGTTTCCATCATGGACGCTGCGCGAGCAATTCCTGCTGACCCTGAAGGTTTTGCCGATTGGAAAAACAAAGCCGCGTTAGGTTTGAGTGAGTACATCAAACAAAACAAACCAGTTACTTTTGCTCAAGATTTAGGCCCTACTGGACGTGTCCTTTCAAGGCCAGGGTTAGGCGGCCCAGCCACTCTTGTGCCCGGCAGCGACTACACCAAAGGCAAAACATTTGCTGACCTTACCGCAGAAAGACAAGCATCTACTTCTGCTGGTCAGCTTGGATTGGCTCAACGCAAATTTGCTTGGGAGCAGGCAAACCCAGGCTACGAAATCAAAGAAGCCGAAGACGGCTCAATTGTGGGTGTTAATAAACGCACATTGCAAGCATTTCCTGTTTCCCTTGGTGGCCCTGCTCCAGCAGCTGCACCAACAGAGCCAGCGGCTGGCACGGGTATGCCTGGCGCTCGCGCACCAGCGGCTAGTGCTGTTGTGCCAGCAATCCCTGGCATGACTAGCGTCTTGGATCAAAGAGCGCCAGCAACGGCTCCCGTGGCCGGTACGCCATTGATGGGTAAAGGCACGGCAATGACCGAAACCCAAAGCAATGCAGCCATGTTTGGCGGTGCAATGAATCAAGCACAAAACACCATTAAAGAGTTGGAAAAATCAGGCACTGTTAGAAATGCAGTTGTGCCTGGCCTTTTGACCGGATTGGCGCAATTAGTTCCATTTGGCGTTGGTGAAAACATGGGAAATGTTATTCAATCAACATTTAATGCAGACCCAACTGGCTTAGTTGGCCCAAATGCGGCTCAACAAAAATTAGCGCAAGCACAGTTGGCTTTTGCTACTGCTTATTTGCGTAAGACTTCTGGCGCTGCTTTTGGTGCGTCTGAGGTGGCTAATACAATTAAAGAGTTTTTCCCCTTAGTTGGTGAAGGTGAAAAAGTAATTGCACAAAAAACAGCTGCTAGAGAACGTGCTGTTGAAGGTATGAAAATTTCTACCACCAAAGAAGGTAGAAAATACATTGAAAATTATGGCGGTGGAAACGCTCCTGCTGCCGCAGGCGGTGGTGGTGGGGCTATACCCAACGCAACGGCAACCAATCCATTGGGGCTGACATTACCTGGAGTCAGAAGATAATGGCCACACTTGCAGAGTTTCGCGCACAGTATCCACAATATGATGATGTGCCAGATGTTGCTCTGGCCGACTCATTGCATGAAAAATTTTATTCAAAAATACCCAAAATGGACTTTTACAAGACCATTGGGTTGGGTTCTGCTGCGGCAATACCGGGTGCTGAAAATGTTGTAACTGGTAAAAAAGAACCAGAAGTATCAATGCGTGACCGCATCATGGGTGCGATTGAAACTCCATTTGCAGTTGCCGCTACATTGGGCGGCGCTGCTATTGCACCAATTGTTGGCGTTGCTGGCACTTTGGCTAGTGGCAAATACGGCACTCAAGAAGGCATTCGCGCTGGCGAAGAAGCTGCCAAGTCTGTCATGTATCAACCACGCACACAAACGGCTAGACAGGCTTTGGGTGCTGTTGGTGAGTTCTTGCAACCAGTTACAAGTGCTTTGCCACCAACACTTGGCGCAGCTGGGACAACGCTGAATGCGTTGGCTCCCGCAAGCGCAATGCAAGTTAATGCGCTTGCCCGTCCTATTGTAAGACAGGCAACAGTGCCAGTTCAAAATGCCTTGGCCAATGTAATGACACGCGAACAACCGCCTTCTATGGTTGGCATGGGCGCTGCCAGCACTGATGAAGCCTTAATGCGTCAAGAACGCCTTAACCGTTTTAATATCCCTGCAACAGCTGGTGAACGCACTAAAAACTTGGCACAACAACAATTTGAGGCAGAAGTTGGGCGCGGTGTAGTAACGGGCATTTCTGAAGAAGCCAAAACTAAATTGGCCGAGCAAATGGGTGGTTTTAAAGCAAACCAACAAAAAGCCATTGTGCAAAACTTTGAGCGCATGACCAATGAGGTAGGCGCTGAAGTGGCTGATCCAACTCAAATGCGCGCTGTTGGCAAGATTGTTGACAAAGCACTTAATGATGAGTACACCAAAAAATATAACGCATACAAAGCGTTGTACAAAACAGCAGATGAGGCTGGCGAAACATTACAACAAGTGCCCTATCAAAGTTTGCTTGACTTTATTGAAACCAAAACGCCAACACAACGTCAAAAATTAGACCCAATTTTGGACTCTGTAGCTGAGTCATTAAGAATGAATGACCCGCAAGGCACTGGAGCAATTTCAGTTCGAGCGCTTGAAGACATTTACCAACAAATTGGCACGGTCAAAGACTCAGCAAATGCCAAGCCTATGAAAAACATCATTACCCAAATAGGTGAAGGTGCTGGAGGTGAGTTTTATCAAAAAGCAAGGGCAGCCAGAGCGCAGTTGGCCAAAGAGTTTGAAGATGTTAGACGTGTGGACAAGTTGCTTGGCACAAAAGCTGGTTACGCTGACCGCCAAGTGGCGCTTGATGATGTGTATAAGTATGTGGTGCTTGACGGCTCATTGGAAGAAATGCGCACAGTCACCAAATTACTTAAAAAAGGCGGTAAACAGGGTGAGCAGGCGTATGCAGAGTTAAAAGGCCAAACTATTCAGAACATGAAAGACATGTTAATTAAAAGCGATCAACCGTCTTTTAGAAACCTTAACACCCTTGTTAATCAACTTGATGCCGAAGACAAATTGGTCTACATGTTTGGCAAAAAAGGGCGCGATGAAATTATGGACTTGCGCGATGCTGTTCAAGATGTTTTAGTTAAACAGCCTGGCGCTGTAAATTACAGCAACACCTCTGGTGCTGTCTTGCGTGGCCTTGAGGCTTTGCAGTCAATAAGGTTTCCAGGCGCTAAACCAGCTGCTGAATTTGCCCGTACCCGCGAAGTAACTGGCAAAGTGCAGGAAGCCCTAAAACAACCCAATCAGTTGGCTCCAAAACAAACTAACGAGAACGCATTGGCAAACCAACCTTTCCGCATAGAAATTCGTGGAACGGGTAAAAAATAATGGACACGCAAGTTCTTTTTAACATTGCGGTCAGTTTGGCAGGCTTTTTAGGCGGCTGGGTGTTGAACAACATCTATCGTTCGCTTGAGCGCCTTGACACCGACGTGCGGGCAATGCCTTTGAACTATGTTAGCCGCGACGATTACCGCGCTGACATGCGCGACATCAAAGAAATGCTTGGCAAAATCTTTGATAAACTGGACAACAAGGTAGACAAATGAAAGATTGGGCCGAAGCAATTATTGCGGCGGTCTTTGTTGTGGCCTTTGTCATTTTTAGCCTTTATACAATTGCATGGAGTTGGGCGTGGTAAATGCGTTGGCTCATTCTGTTACTGCTGTTGGGGCTAGTTGGAGCCGTAGCCAAGAATGGCTGTCATGTGCGCGAGTTTTGGTCAATTGCTTACACAATTCACAACCCGTCCGAGCGCCATCAACAGATGTCTATGTGGCTAACAAACAATGCGCAGCACTGTCGATCCCAAGATTATGTGGTGATGTGGAACAATTTATCAGAGTGGGCTGGCGCAGCAGATTCAGCAGAACTTAGAACTAAAGTCATTCATGGATACAAAGACGCGCTTGATCGGGAAAAGAAGTGAAGATCAGTTTCGACAAATGGTATCCAGTGGTGCTGCCGCAAGTCAATTTGCAGGCAGAAGTTTTTGCCAAGCGGGTAGATAAGTTAAACGCTGAACGTGCGGTTCAAGTGCAAGTGGATCAACAAGTCAAAAAGTTCCACCAGTATGAGTATGAGATTTACGAATATAGAATGCGACAGATCACGATAAACATTGACATTACCAATCTGAAACGAAAAATTGATGCCCTTGTATGACCAAGAAACCGATACCCAAAACTCCCTTGAAGCCCACACCGGACACAAGGGACAAGCTGACGTTGTACGTCACACTCATGGTAAGCACAACCCTATGTATCTCCGTGTTAGCCATGGTGGTCAGCTTTATGTTGGGGCTGTGGGCCAAAGAGGTGGACAACGCCGAGATTTTCAAAATGATTTCACCCGCTTTTTCTACTCTTATCGGCGGCATGATTGGATTCCTGTCTGGTATCAAACTCATGCAAAATGACGACTCTAAGGACAAAAAATGCTGACATTACTATCAACCCTGATCTCTTTCCTGATGGGCGGCTTGCCCAAGTTGCTGGATTTTTTCCAAGACCGCGCTGACAAAGTCCATGAGTTGGCGCTGGCGCAGATGCAAATCACCCGCGAGTTGGAATTGCGCAAAGCAGGCTTTGAGGCTCAAGAGCGCATTGAAAATATCCGGTCAGACCAGTTGGCAACCGAAAGCGCAGCCAACACCCAGCAAATCCTAATTGGCGCGCAGCAGGCCGAAATGCAGGCCATCTACGCCCACGACACAAGCCTAAATGAAGGCACAAGCCAGTGGATGAAAAACCTACGCGCCAGCGTTCGTCCTGTCATTACTTACGGTTTTTTCTTTTTGCTATTGTTTGTGGATGTTGGCCTGTTTGCCTACGGCTGGCATAGCGGTGCTACATTTGTGGAGTTGGCCGAAATGCTTTGGGATTCTGACACCCAAGCGTTGTTTGCCAGCATCATTGCGTTTCACTTTGGTGGCAGAGCTTTTGGCAAATGAACGTCAGCCCCAAAACCATTGAAATGATCAAACACCATGAGGGTGTTCGATTTAAACCATACCAGTGCCCAGCCAAGCTGTGGACAATAGGAGTAGGCCATGTTCTTTACCCAAATCAAGGCAAGATGCCAATTGATCAAAGAGGCGGTTTCCAACTGGCTCAAGAAGATAACCGATCGTTTTCAAAAGACGAAGTAAATGCGATTCTTAGGGCAGACCTTGCTCGGTTTGAGAAAGGCGTGGCTACTTATTGCCCTGTGCCTCTTACTCAAGGACAGTTTGACGCACTTGTATCATTTTCATTCAATGTTGGGCTAGGTACACTGCAACGCTCAACCATGCGCCAAAAAGTTCTTCGTGGCGACATGGCTGGTGCTGCCGAAGAACTTCTAAAATACTGCATGGCTGGCGGCAAAGTCTTACGGGGACTCCAGAACCGGCGCATCGATGAGCGCGCCTTGTTCCTTAGTTAAGGCTCGGTAGGCTTCAATGGCCGTCTTCAGATCGCATTGAAGATGCTGGATGCGGTCATCTTGCTCACACAACTTGGCGTAAGATTCGTCAGCAAACTTGGCCAAGTTAGCTTGGCTCCATGTCTGAAAGTCTGGCCTGTTAATCATTGCTTTCTTTCTTAGACGGCGCGTCTAATTCACGGCGGTAATACTTGGCTGGCATCTTGGCTTTTTTATCCAATTCTTTGCGCAGCCATTCAGCGCCGCCAAGTTCTTGCAAGATCATCCAATGTCTGTCAGACATTCGGACTTGTCGGCCTAATAGGGGTTCAGGTGGTTTTGGTCTTGGCATCTTGTCTCAGGTGTTTACCAGTTGTTCGTCTAACCCAACAAAGTTGGCAGTGCCACTTTGCGCCCATTTCAACACCGCCCTCTGGCGGTTTGCTTTCTTGGCACTTGGTGCAAAACTTTAGCCGATGCACAGGCGTGGTTCTGCCCATTTGAATTGCAGGCATCATTAGCGCACTCTCCTCAAAGGCTCAATGTATTTTTCTGCTGGTGGTGGCGGCGGGGTCATAGTCTCAGACGGCGGTGTCCAGCCGTACTTACGCCAAATGGCTTGGACATCTGAACCAGACTCCCATTTAAAATCCTTGTTTGGCACAGAGGGATAACTGATCTTTGAATAAGGTGGTTTTTCTAACATGTTGTCTCCTCAAAAGGGAATTTGATCCCACTCCCAATGTTCGCACTCAACCGTGCCAGTAATCCACTCTAACGGTGGTTTTGCTCCAAACTGCTTACA